GAACGGAGTATGGCGTCGTATTGAACCTTCATTCTGTAGATTATGATTATAGCAGTTGACTTTGACGGAACCATTAGCCGGGGGAGATTCCCGGCTATTGACGGGGAGCAACCATACGCTGGTGAATCGCTCCGGAAATTACATGATGAAGGACATAAAATCATTATTTGGACATGCCGTACTGGTGATCAGTTATTGAATGCCATCAACTGGCTGTTGGAACGCAAAATACCATTCGACCGTGTAAATGACCATGATCCTGAAAATGTCGCTAAATATGGGGAAGGCGGGAAAAAGATATATGCCCATTGCTATATCGATGACAAAAACATCGGAGGTTTTCCCGGATGGCTGGCATGTGTGGAGGAGATTGAACGGATGGAAGAAGCCTATAAAACTATTTTAAAAGAGGATAAAACTAAAGTATGAACAAGAAGAAGGAGATAATACGCACTATCAGAAATTTTAAAAGGATTCTGAAAAGTGGGAATGTGAAAACGATATTGGTCGTTAGTGATTGGGATATATATATAAAAACATACACTATTGAGGAAATTGCTGCCCGTTTCTTACGAATAAAAGGTTATAATGTACAAATTACCATATCGGATAATACGGAGCACCCTTCCTACCAGTTTGGTTATATACGATTCTATCGTTATGCCAGAATCAAGTTTAATTCTAATTAGCAAAAAGATGAATGCAAAAGATCAAAGAAAACTGTGCAAAGCCGGCTATACAATCCTGCGTCGCCATGATTACCCCCAGCCGCATATCACTTTTAAAAGCGATATAAATCCGGATAGTTGGAAAAGGTATGGGGACAATTATCCTTCAAAAGCGGAAAGAGACCGGGCAATGAAACGTTTGCTAACAGATGATAAAATAGTAGAAGATTAAATTGGATATGAAAAAAGATAATAGCTTAGAGGATCTACTGATTCTATATTTAGTATCAGTAATAGGTATATTTACCTCCTTATCGGTTTTGGCTTATTGTGGAGTTTTAAAATAAAGGGATAACAGCCGGGAAAGATCGGCTTTTGATAATATTTAATTTAGAAAGGAATAAGAATATGGCAAAGATTTATGTAGCAAGTAGTTGGAGAAATCAACATCAACCACAAGTAGTTAGTTTCCTTCGCGAGCAGGGACATGAGGTTTACGATTTTAGGCATCCTGCTGGAAAAACTGGATTTCAGTGGTCACAGATTGATGAAGATTGGCGGAATTGGAGTACAGACCAATATAGGGCTGCGCTTGAACATCCCATTGCACAGGCTGGTTTCAAATCTGATTTTGATGCAATGCAATGGGCAGATGTTTGTGTTCTTGTATTGCCTTGTGGACGCTCTGCACATTCGGAGGCAGGATGGATGAAAGGAGCAGGAAAAAAAGTAATAGTCTATCAAATTTGGGAAGAAGAGCCGGAATTGATGTATAAGTTGTTCGATGGTGTGTGCTCAATGGGGGTAGGATTACAGATGTTTTTAGCTGAATTTGACAAGGAGAAAAATAACGTATAACAAGATAATAATGAATAAAGATAATATTATTCCACCTATGACGCATCCTTATGGGATGTGTTGGCAACAGCCGCCAACTTACTT